ATGAAGGACGGGAGCGGAATGCAACAGGACGGGTCGGGGACATCGACCTCGATGACGCGCGGGCTTCGATCGGGTGCCGCCTGGATCGCCTCCGCCGCTGCGGATGTGCAGAAGCGGTTTCTGGATGAACTGAATGAGGGAGAGCTTCGCGCTCTCCCTTTTTTGTTCGAGTTCTGGGCCATGGATCACCAGTTGCCCCCGGTGGGCGCCTGGAAGACCTGGGTGATCCTGGGGGGCCGGGGTGCGGGCAAGTCGCGCGCGGGGTCCGAGTGGGTGCGCAGCCAGGTCGAGGGACCGCGGGCGCTGGCGCCGGGGCGCTGCCGGCGCCTGGCGCTGATCGGAGAAACCTTCGACCAGGTCCGTGACGTGATGATTTTCGGCGAGAGCGGGATCATGGCCTGCTCTCCGCCTGACCGGCGACCCGAGTGGCAGGCCAGCCGCAGACGTCTCGTCTGGCCCAACGGGGCCGAGGCGCAGGCGTTTTCCGCCAGCGAGCCCGAGGCGCTGCGGGGACCGCAGTTCGACGGCGCCTGGCTGGACGAGATGGCGAAGTGGAAGAAGGCGGAAGCCACCTGGGACATGCTGCAGTTCGCGCTGCGCCTGGGGGAGGATCCGCGGGTCTGTGTGACGACGACGCCGCGCAATGTCGGTGTGCTGAAGCGGCTGCTGGAGGCGCCGTCGACGGTGACCACCCACGCGCCGACCGAAGCCAACCGCGCCAACCTGTCCGAGAGCTTCCTGGAGGAGGTGCGGGCGCGCTACGCGGGCACACGCCTTGGCCGGCAGGAACTGGATGGCATCCTGATGGGCGAGACTGAGGGCGCGCTCTGGACGTCGGAGATGCTGCATGCCGCCCAGGTCGAGGAGATCCCCGAATTGAGCCGGATCGTGGTCGCGGTGGATCCGCCGGTCACCGGGCACGAAGGGTCGGACGACTGCGGCATCGTGGTCGCAGGGGTGGTGGCCAAGGGGCCGCCGCAGCATTGGCGGGCCTATGTGCTTGAGGATGCCTCGGTCTCGGCGGCACGGCCACAGCAATGGGCCGAGGCGGCTGTGGCGGCACTGGAGCGCCACGGGGCGGATCGCATCGTCGCGGAGGTCAACCAAGGGGGGGACCTGGTCGAGGCGGTGCTGCGCCAGGTCGATCCGATGATCCCCCTGAAGAAGGTCCGCGCGTCGCGCGGCAAAGCCGCCCGTGCCGAGCCCGTCGCCGCGCCGTACGAACAGGGGCGGGTGCGGCATGTGAAGGGGCTGGGCGATCTTGAGGACCAGTTGGCGCAGATGACCCAGCAGGGCTGGGAAGGGACCGGAAGTCCTGATCGTCTGGATGCTCTGGTCTGGGCCCTGCACGACCTCATGCTGAGCGCCCAGCCGCAGAAGCGGCCGCAGATGCGGCGGCTGTAAAGCTGGTTTGCAAGATTTGCGTTTTGGAAATGCAAACTGCGAAGTGCATTTGCGAAGCGCAAATCGAAAAGTGCAAATTGCAAAGTCGAGAAAGTGTGGCAGGCGCCGGTCCGGGAGGGCCGGCGCCTTCTTGCGTTTGAATGGGCTTGGACACGGTCGCCCGGGATAATTTCGGGGTATGCGTCGGGTGGTGGCCCTGTCGTTACCCTGCCGTGGCCAAGTGGTTGCCTTGGCCGTGACCCGATCGCAGTGCCTGTCCTCGAAGCGGGGGAGCGCAAAGTTCTCGATTGGCCAGAGCGATGGCATCTTGTCGGGCCGGGTCGCAGCGGTCGTGCCAGGGGGTATTCTGGCATTGGTTTCAGCTGACCAGAGCGACGACCTCTCGCTAGGCGCGGTCGGAGAGGGAGGCCCAGAGGCGCATGCGGGCACAGGTTTCGGCAATGCGAGGTCGTTCAGGGGGCGATCGTTTCGTCTTGGGCCAGGGGGACGAGCGGAAAACCTGTTCTGGTCGCAATCGGGATTTGTCGCTGATGTCTTCGTAGGGATCTGATATAAAATGATTTTTCATGACGTCTCGTGGCCCGCGCGGTGCTCTCGGCGCTTCTTAAGAAAATCAACAGACATTCCTTCGCAACAGGTCGCCAACCCGCGACCGGAACCGAGCGAAGGAGAGACGCATGGGGGTCATCGACTATTTCCGCCGCGACACGGCCCAGGCCGCGAAGGTGCCGGAGCGGAAGGCCTCTGCCACGGGTCGTGTGGTCGCCTATCACTCGGCTGGCCGCGTTGCCTGGAGCCCGCGGGACACGGCCTCGCTGACCCGCACCGGCTTTGCCGGCAATCCGGTTGGCTTCCGTGCGGTGAAGATGATCGCCGAGGCCGCCGCTGCCCTGCCGCTGGTGCTGCAGGATGCAGAACGTCGCTACAGCGAACACCCTGTCATCAGTTTGCTGCGCAGCCCCAACCCCGCGCAGGGGCGTGCCGAGCTGCTCGAGAGCCTCTACGGTCAGCTTCTGTTGACCGGCAATGGCTACCTTGAGGCCGTTGCGGCCGACGCAGGCGCCCCGGTGGAGCTGCATGTCCTGCGGTCTGACCGCATGAGCCTGCTGCCCGGCACCAATGGGTGGCCGGTGGCTTTCGAATATGTCGTCGGCGGTCAGAAGCACCGCTTCGATGTTACCGGAGAACGCCCCGCGGTCTGTCATTTCAAGAGCTTCCACCCCCAGGACGACCACTACGGCCTCTCGCCCATGCAGGCTGCCGCTCAGGCGCTGGACGTGCACAACTCGGCGTCCCGCTGGTCCAAGGCGTTGTTGGACAATGCGGCCCGGCCTTCGGGGGCGATCGTCTACAGCGGCCTTGATGGCGAAGGGGTGATGACCTCGGAACAGTACGACCGCCTCGTGGCGGAGATGGAGATGTACCATCAGGGCGCGGCCAATGCCGGGCGGCCGATGCTGCTGGAGGGCGGGCTGGACTGGAAACCCATGGGCTTCAGCCCCTCGGACATGGAATTCCAGAAGACCAAGGAGGCGGCGGCGCGCGAAATCGCCCTGGCCTTCGGGGTGCCCCCGATGCTGATGGGGATCCCTGGCGACGCGACCTATGCCAACTACCAGGAAGCACATCGGGCTTTCTTCCGCCTGACGGTGCTGCCCCTGGCGACCCGCGTCACCGCCGCGCTTGGCGAATGGCTGGAGCGTTTTACCGGCGAGGATCTGCGGCTGAGCCCGGATCTGGACAATGTGCCCGCACTGGCTGCCGAACGGGATGCCCAGTGGCAGCGCGTGGCGGGGGCCGACTTCCTCAGCCCGGCGGAGAAGCGGGTCCTGCTGGGGCTGCCTCCCCAGGAGGTCGACGCGACCGGACGGAGCCCGGGGGAATGAATGAGCTTCGCGAGATCAGGCGCAGCACCGGCTACGAGGAGTTCCAGTGCGGACCCTCGGTGCGGCTGGAGGCGCATGAGCGGCTCTCGAAGATGCAGATCGAGGCGCTGCATGACCGCATGGACCGCATCGAACTGGTGCTGGAACGGCTGGAGAAGCGCCTGTGGCTGATCGTCTTCGGCGTCGTCGGGGTGATCCTTGCCCAGGCCTTCCAGTCGGTCATCGACAAACTGCCCTGAGTGGAGAGAGAGATGGATTTTCAGAACCTTGGCGGGTTGGAGCGCAAGTTCCACCGCTTCGACGCAGAGCTTGTCGTCCAGCAGGACGGCCTGGTGATCGAGGGCTATGCCTCGCGGTTCGGGGCCTGCGATCAGGGCGGCGACGTGGTGCAGCAGGGGGCCTATGGCGCCTGCCTGACCCGGATCGCCGCCGAGGGACGGCGCGTGAAGATGCTGTGGCAGCATGACCCGGCCCAGCCCATCGGGGTCTGGGAGGAGATCCGCGAGGATGCCACGGGGCTCTGGGTCAAGGGGCAGTTGCTGGAGGCGGTCGAGAAGGGCCGCGAGGCGGCCGCGCTTATCCGGGCGGGGGCCATCGACGGGCTCTCCATCGGCTACCGCACCAGGCGGGCCACCAAGGATGACGGGGGCCGCAGGCTCCTGACCGAACTGGAGCTCTGGGAGGTGTCTCTGGTGACCTTCCCGATGCTGCCCAGTGCGCGGGTCGCGGCCAAGGGCGACAGCCCCGCCGAGGACGCCCTGCGTGAAATGGCGGCGGCCTTCCGGGCCGCGCGGGCCGAATTGGGCGACCTCTAGGGCGCTCTCTCACCTTCCATCCAAGGAGTTGATGATGGGTAAGACCGAGACCGATGCTCGGGTTGGGGAGAGCCTCTCTCCCGTCGCCGAGGTGAAATCCGCTGTTTCGGATTTCATGCTGGAGTTCAAAGGCTTCCGTGACGAACTTCAGGAAAGACTGCAGCAACAGGAAAGCCGCTTGACCATGCTTGACCGCAAATCCCTTACCGCCGCGCGCCCGGCGCTGGCCTCTGCCGCCGAGAGCGGCGCCCCGCATCGCAAGGCCGTCTCGGCCTACCTGCGTTCGGGCGACGACGACGGCCTGCGCGGCCTCGAACTGGAGAGCAAGGCGCTCTCCGTCACCGGCGATGGCGGCTACCTGCTGGACCCGGAAACCTCGGCCACGATCAGCTCGGTACTGAAAAGCTCGGCCTCGATCCGCCAGGTGGCGAACGTGGTGCATGTCAACGCCAGCTCCTACGACGTGTTGGTGGATACCACCGACATGGGGGCCGGCTGGAATGACGGCACCAGCGTGACCGAGACCACGACCTCGGCAGTGGACCGGATCTCGATCGAGCTGTTCGAGCTGTCGGCCCTGCCCAAGGCCAGCCAACGCCTGCTGGATGACAGCGCCTTCGACGTCGAGGGCTGGCTGGCCGAGCGCATCGCCGACAAGTTTGCCCGTGCCGAGGCCGACGCCTTCATCAATGGCGACGGCGACGACAAGCCGACCGGCTTCCTGACCCACACCAAGGTTGCCGAGGCTTCCTGGGCCTGGGACAGCCTGGGCTATATCGCCACCGGCACCGATGGGGATTTCGATCCCAACGATCCGGCCGATGCCATCGTCGACCTGGTCTATGCCCTCGGCGCCCGCTACCGCGCCAACGGCACCTTCGTGATGAACTCGAAGACGGCCGGGGCCGTGCGCAAGCTGAAGGACCTGGACGGCCGCTTCCTGTGGTCTGATGGCCTTGCGGCGGGCGAGCCGGCGCGCCTGATGGGCTATCCGGTGCTGATCGCCGAGGACATGCCCGACATCGCTTCCGGCACCCATGCCATCGCCTTCGGGGACTTCCATGCCGGCTACACCGTTGCCGAGCGCCCGGACCTGCGCGTGCTGCGCGATCCCTTCAGCGCCAAGCCGCATGTGCTGTTCTACGCCACCAAGCGCGTTGGCGGCGATGTCAGCGACTTTGCCGCGATCAAGCTGCTGAAGTTCGGCACGTCGTAAGACGCGTCGGATCGGCGGGGCCGTGCCTTTTCGGCCCCGTCGGGCGCGTGTCTCTCACAGGCGTTGTCCAGCAGCTCCCTCCGTCCGAGCAACGTTGGGAGGCACGCGTCGGAGGCTGGGGCCTCGATGCGCCGCGGGCCGGAAACGCCGGTCCCGAATATCGGAGTACGGTGATGATTTTGATCGAAGTGAACCAGGTCGATGCGGCTGTCTTGCCGCTCAGTCAGTTCAAGCAGCATCTGCGCCTGGGAACCGGCTTTGCCGAGGACAGCGCGCAGGACGACGTGCTGGAGGGCTACATCCGCGCTGCCCTGGCGGCGATCGAGGGCCGCACCGGCCAGGCGATCTTCCAGCGCGATTTCATCTGGACCGTGCAGAGCTGGGCCAATCCCGAGGGGCAGGCCTTTCCGCTGGCTCCGGTCCGGTCGATCCAGCAGGTCACGCTGGTCGACAAGGCTGGCGCGCGGCTCAGTGAGGACGCCGGTGGCTTCACGTTCGTCGAGGATTCCTTCGAACCGAAGTTCCGCGCCCTGCAGGGCACGCTGCCGGAGCCGCCCAAGGACGGCAAGGTCGAGGTGCTGCTGACAGCGGGCGCCGCGCTGGACTGGAGCCAGGTGCCGCCGGATCTGGCGCAGGCGATCCTGCTGATGGCCTCGCACTACTACGAGTATCGCAATGACGTGGCGCTCGGGAAGGGCTGCACCCCATTCGGCGTCACGGCCCTTCTGGAGCGTTACCGGCCGATGCGTATCGGGTTCGGGGGCCGCTCATGAGCCCGCGCCTGAACAGGGAACTGATCCTGGAGCGCCCGGTACGTGTGGCCGACGGTTCCGGCGGTTTCGAGAGCAGCTGGGATGCGCTCGGGATCCTGTGGGCCGAGGTGACACCGGGAAACGCCGGGTTGCGCGACAGGGCTGATCTGGGGGCGCATCGGCAGATCCTGAAGATCATCGTGCGGGGCGCTCCTCCGGGGGCGTCCAACCGCCCTCAGCCGGGCCAGAGGTTCCGGGACGGAGAGCGGATTTACCTGATCGACGCGGTTCAGGAGGATGACGCCTCGGGGCGGTTCCTGCGCTGCCGCGCACGAGAGGAGGTCATGGCATGAGCTACGCGATCTCGGCGGCGCTTCAGACCGCGATCTACGCACAGCTGTCGACCAATGCCGTGCTGGTGGCGCTGGTCGGTTCCGACATCTTCGACGCGCCCCCGCTGGGCACGCCGCCCGCGACCTATGTCAGCCTCGGCCCCGAGCAGGTCCGCGACTGGTCCACCTCCTGTGGGGGCGGGGCGGAGCATGACCTGACGATCTCGGTGGTGACGACCGAGGCCGGGTTCCAGACCGCGAAGGAGGTCGCCGCGGCGGTCTCGGACGCGCTGGAGCTGCCATTGCCCGCGCTGTCCCGGGGGCACCTGGTCAGCCTGAATTTCCTCAAGGCCCGGGCGCGCCGGGACGAGGCGGGGCAGCTGCGCCGCATCGACCTGAGCTTTCGTGCCCGCGTGCAAGACACCTGAACCCTTTCGACGGAGTGACGACAATGGTGGCCCAGAACGGCAAGGATCTTCTGATCAAGGTGGACATGACCGGTGCCGGTCTGTTCGAGACGCTGGCAGGCCTGCGGGCCTCGCGGCTGAGCTTCAACGCCGAGGCGGTCGATGTGACCAGCCTTGAAAGCCAGGGCGGCTGGCGCGAGTTGCTGGCCGGGGCGGGGGTGCGCTCGGCGGCCATCGGGGGCTCTGGCGTGTTCAAGGACGCGGGCAGCGACGAGCGGGCCCGCCAGATCTTCTTCGACGGTGAAACACCTGCCTTCCAGGTCATCATCCCCGACTTCGGCGTGGTCGAAGGGCCGTTCCAGGTGACCTCGATCGAATATGCCGGCGCCCACAACGGCGAGGCGACCTACGAGTTGTCGATGGCCTCGGCCGGGGCGCTCAGCTTCACGGCGCTCTGATCATGGCCAATCCCCATGCAGGCGAGGTGGCGCTGGTTCTGGATGGCCGGCGGCACGTGATGAAGCTGACGCTCGGCGCGCTTGCCGAACTGGAGGCGATGCTGGAGAGCGGCTCGCTTCTGGAACTGGTCGAGCGGTTCGAGGGCGGCGGCTACAGCACCCGCGACGTGGTGGCGCTGATCGTTGCCGGCCTGCGCGGGGGCGGCTGGCAGGGCCGCGCCGAAGATCTGCTGAACGTCGAGATCGAGGGGGGGCCGATGCTGGCCGCCCGTAAGGCCGCAGAGCTGCTGGCGCGGGCCTTCACGGTGCCCCAGGGACCGGCATGAGCGGTCTGGACTGGCCCGCGCTGATGCAGGTCGGGATGCGGATCCTGGGCCTGCGTCCGGCGGAATTCTGGGCCCTCACCCCGGCCGAGCTGCGGCTGATGCTGGGGGAGGGCGCCCAGGCGGCCTCGGTCCTGAACCGGGCGCGGCTGGATGAATTGCTGGCGGCCTATCCCGACGGGGCGGCCGCGACGAGAGGAGGCGAGAATGAGTGATCTGAATGGTCTCGAGGCGCTGCAGGCGCAGGTGGACAGCCTGGATGTGACCCTTGGTGGTGCTGCCGACATGGCCGCCGGTTTCGACAGCGAGCTGCGCCGCATGCGCACGGCCCTGGCCGAGACGGGCAAGGATGTGCAGACGCTGGAGCGCGGTCTCAGCCGGGGGTTGCGGCGCGCGCTGGACGGGGTGCTGTTCGACGGGATGCGGGCCTCGGATGCGCTGCGCACCGTCGCCAATTCCATGGTGAATGCCGCCTATTCCGCCGCCGTGAAGCCGGTGACCGACCATTTCGGCGGGCTGATCGCGCAGGGCATTGGTGGGCTCGTGCAGAACGTCATGCCCTTCGCCAAGGGCGGTGTCGTCTCGTCGCCTACCTACTTTCCGATGACCGGCGGTACGGGCCTGATGGGCGAAGCGGGTCCGGAGGCGATCATGCCGCTGTCGCGTGGGGCCGACGGCCGGCTGGGCGTGCGGATGCAGGGGCAGGGACCGTCCAGCGTGGTGATCAACATCACGACGCCGGATGTCGAGGGCTTCCGCCGCTCGCAGAGCCAGATCGCCGCCCAGATGAGCCGCGCGCTGACGCGCGGCCAGCGCAACCGCTGAGGAGATCGCCATGTCCTTCCACGAGGTCCGCTTTCCCGCAAATCTCTCTTTCGGCTCGACCGGCGGGCCCGAGCGGCGCACCGAGGTGGTGACGCTGGCCAATGGCTTCGAAGAGCGCAACACCCCCTGGCAGCACTCGCGCCGGCGCTTCGATGCGGGGGTGTCCATGCGCTCGCTCGACGATGTCGAGACGCTGATCGCCTTCTTCGAGGCGCGGCAGGGGCAGTTGCATGCCTTCCGCTGGAAGGACTGGTCAGACTACAAGTCCTGCCGTCCCAGTGCCGAGGTCGACTACCGAGACCAGGTGATCGCCCGGGGCGACGGGGTGACGCAGAGCTACCAGCTGTTGAAGACCTATACCTCGGGCCAGCAGAGCTACGCGCGACCGATCACCAAGCCGGTGCAGGGCACTGTCCGTGCGGGGGTCGAGGACGACGAGTTGCAGGACGGCCTCCACTACTCGGTCGATGTGACCACCGGGTTGATCACCTTCGTCACTGCGCCCAACGAGGGCATGGACGTAACCGCAGGCTTCGAATTCGATGTGCCGGTGCGCTTCGATACCGACCGCATCCAGACCTCGGTCGCCTCCTTCCGGGCGGGCGACGTGCCCAGCGTACCGGTGGTGGAGGTGCGGGTCTGATGGCGTTCAATTCCGCTCTTGCGGCCCACCTTGCGACGGGGGCCACCACGACCTGCCATGCCTGGAGGATCACCCGCCGCGACGGGCTGACGCTGGGCTTTACCGACCACGATTGCGATCTTGTCTTCGAGGGCGTGACCTTCCGCGCCGATACCGGCCTGACAGCGGCGGCGTTGCAGCAGGGCACGGGGCTGTCTGTCGACAACTCGGAGGCGCTGGGTGCGCTGAGCGATGCGGCGATCCGCGAGGAGGACATCGAGGCCGGGCGCTATGACGGTGCCGAGGTCACGGCCTGGCTGCTGGACTGGTCCGCGCCCGAGGTGCGCCAGGTGGTCTTTCGCGGCAGCATCGGAGAGCTGACCCGCGCCGGGGGTGCCTTCCGTGCCGAATTGCGGGGGCTGTCGGAGGTTCTCAACCAGCCCATGGGACGGATCTACCAGAAGCCCTGTGCGGCCGTTCTGGGCGGGAAGGGGTGCGGCGTCGATCTCAGCCAGCCCGGTTACCGGGCCGAAAGCATGGCAAGCGCGATCGAGAGCCTGTCGGTCGTCACCTTCCCGGCGCTTGGCGGTTTCGCCGAGGGCTGGTTCACCCATGGCCGGCTTGAGGTTCTGGACGGTCCCGCCGCGGGTCTGTCCTCGCCGGTCAAGCTGGACCGCGGCGAGGGCGGCGGACGGCGGATCGAGCTGTGGACTCCGTTGCCGGTGGATCCCGGCATGGGGGCGACCTTCCGGCTTGAGGTGGGCTGCGACAAGCGCTTCTCTACCTGCCGGGCGCGGTTCGGCAATGCTCTGAACTACCAGGGCTTCCCCGACATCCCGGGCGAGGACTGGATCATGGTGCATCCCGCCCAGAGTGGCGAAACCTCGGGCGGGTCGCGCCGATGAGCCGTGACGCGCAGATCGTTGATGCCGCGCGGGGCTGGATCGGGACGCCCTACCTGCACCAGGCTTCGCTGAAAGGCGCGGGGACAGACTGCCTTGGCCTGCTGCGCGGGGTCTGGCGCGAGGTGCTGGGGCAGGAGCCCGAGCCGGTGCCGGCCTATACCCCTGACTGGTCCGAACCGCAGCGCGAGGAACGCCTCTGGGCGGCTGCGTGCCGCCACCTGGTGCCGCGCGCGGGCGCGGCGCAGCCCGGTGACGTGCTGCTGTTCCGCATGCGCTCGGGCGCCGTGGCCAAGCATCTTGGCATCCTCGCGCGCATCGGACCTGAGGGCAGTTTCATCCACGCCTATTGCGGCCACGGGGTTCTGGAAAGCCCGCTCAGCCAACCCTGGCGACGCCGCATCGTGGCCAGTTTCGCTTTTCCCGACGAGGTGTAA